CTTGATTTTTCTCTTAATGAAGAGTTTTTCAGTCAGGACTTTTTCAAATCCAGGTCTTGTGCCGATTTCTGCTTCGCTATCAAGAGCGTGGACGAATGCAACTTCCGGGAGATTCTGTCCAGCCATAAGTCTGTAATACTCTGCTTTCAGATACTGGGTTTTTGTATCCGGGAAAATGGTACCGAGGATGCCGGGTCTTTTTACATCAAAACTCTGGGAGAAATTAAGTCTCTCTTCCTCTGTGATTGTTTCTAATACATTAAATGGCATTTGTCATACCTCCTTAAAATACTGGGTCTTCTGTGACTACAAAAACAATTCCGGATTTTTCAAGCTCTGTTTTTGCAGTAGTGTCAACTGTTACTGGAAGTCTCTTTTCGAGAACACGGCCTGCAACAATCACAGAAATTGGTCTCTTAGCATCATCTGTCATATCAACATCTTCAAATACAATTCCGATTGCACCTGTCGCATTTGTTGGATATACAGAACCTGCTTTGATAATTTTCTTAGTTCCAACTGTTTCAGCATTTGTCTGATCTGCTGTGTAGGTTTTAAGTACAAGTCCGACCTCGGATTCAAGAATATTTGGAGTGGACTCATACTGCTCTGTTTTCATAAAAGCCATTATTTATATCTCCTTTACTTAAATATTTACAGGGGCGTTATCGTCCGCTGATTTAGTTTCCTGGTTCATTTTTGCTGAGTAAGCTTTTGCAAATTCAGCAGCATCACTTTTTACTGTAGCTTTCCCACCGCTACCACCGCCCGGATTCGGAGTGTTTTCCAATGCTTCCTTCTCCCAAGCTGCTTTTGCGTTATCAAGTGCTGTTTTATTTGCTTCGGAAACTCCCTTAACAAAAGTTTCGACTTCTTTCATTGCATCTTCTAGTTTCTCATACGGTGCAGATGCGTATGCTTTAATAGCACTCGCGTATGTTTCGGTTGAAAGTCCTGCATTTGCGAACATAGAAGTAATTTCACTGGTAAGGGCTTTTTTGTTGGATTCTGCAAGCGCAGCTTTCAAATCAGCTAACTCCTTATCCACTGCTTCCTTTTCTTTCTTGCGTTCAGCTTCTAGCCGTTCTGCTTCGGTCATGTTCTGCTTTTTCAACTCTTCCAACTCTTTTTCCAGGGAATCTGCTTTTTCAGCTTTTTCCTTCAG